GAATCGGCTTTAAACAGCACTCCTAAGAGGCACCAGATCGACGCCTTGATGAGCCTATGCCATAACATTGGCCCAGACAACATGGCCCGCTCTGAGGTAGTTAAGCACTTTAACGACGGCAACGTGCACAAGGCAGGCGACGCGTTCCTTAACTGGAGCACCCCGCCGGTCCTTAAAAAGCGTAGACAAATAGAGCGCTCGCTGTTTTTAGCTGGGGCGTAATCACCTGTTATTTTGCATTAGTAGATATAGAACCATTAACCTGAAGGAACTAACATGGACGGCTTTAAATCATCACCAAAAATGCAGTGCTTTAAGGAAGGCGGCGCTGTTAAGTATAAGTCACGCCACTCTGAAAAATCAGAGATGAGCGAAGACATTGCACAAGATAAAAAGGTCGTCAAGAAGGCATTTGCCATGCACGACAAGCAATCTCACGAAGGTGAAAAGACAGACCTTAAAAAATTAAATAAAGGCGGCAGAACAAAAAAGTCCCAGGGCACAGTTAAGAAATTTGGAAAAGAAAACAGCATCAAAATGAAAAAAGATGCTGCCGATATTGACGAAATTAAGGCCGTTAAACAAACAGCTCCGTTAACCGCGATGGCACCCAGCGCCCCGGTTGAACAACCAGCCGCCCCTTTACCAATGATGAAAAAGGGCAAGTCCGTAAAAAAGTATAACACCGGCGGATCAGTAATGGACACGGTTAAATCCGTCGGTAAAAAGTTGTACGAAAATGTGATGGGTACACCAGAGCAAAACAAAGAAGCCGCCGAGCAAGAAAAAAGAATTGCTGAAAAAGACCCATCTAGCTACGAGGCAAAGTACCGTAAAATAACCGGTAAAAAACGCGGCGGAAAGGCTTGCTAATATGCCAATAGAGTCTAAACAACAACAGAAGGCGATGTACGCCGCCGCGGCCGGTAAGTCAACCCTTGGCATCCCTAAGAAGGTTGGCAAAGAGTTTGTTAAGGCCGGCAAGGCAAAACCAAACCTTCCACAAAAAGTAACTAAACGCGCATCCGGCAGGGGACGTTAATTTATGGCTTACTCTGGTACAACTAACCAGACCAAGATCAACGTAGATCAGTTGATCTCGTACGCGTATCGTGACGCCGGTAAAACTGCTGAGGAAATAAGCCCCGAGTATATTGATGCGGGTAAACAGGCACTATTTTACATTCTACAAAACCTATCGAACCGCGGCGTTAACTTGTGGTTGTTAGAAAACTATCTGTGCGGCGCTGTTACAGCACAACAGCAATTAGTTTTACCGGCCGGTACCATTGACGTTCGCGAAGCAAACTGGGTTTACATTATTAACTCAGAGGCCGCCGAATACTTACCCACTGCTAACGTAGATTCTCCCGCAGTATTTGATCAAAACCTAGACTTAGTGTCTACGTCTTTGGTTGGTAACAATTGGTTTGGTTTAGAGTACCAGACAGCACAACCTGTGTTTTATGTTGGATTTAATGGTTACGCCTCTGGCGGCGGCACAACAACCTACAACTTTGCGTATGAGGTTAGCGATGATGGCGTGACATGGACAACGGTTGAGCAGTTCCCAGCGACCACACTATCAGACCGTGAGTGGGCATATTACAATATCAGCACCACACCAAACCATTCGTTTTATCGTCTGCGTGAAACCGTGGCGACCACGTTCTCAATCCGTCAGATTGTATTCTCAACCAGTCAGCAAGTTATTCCGTTAGCACGACTAAATCGTAACGACTACTGGAACCTCCCAAACAAACAGTTTCCATCGGTTCGCTCGTTGCAGTATTGGTTTGATCGTACCATCGTGCCGTCAATGTACCTATGGCCAGTGCCAAACAACGACTTCCAAATGTTTCAGCTAATAATTGAAAAAGAAATGCAAGACGTTGGCACGCTAACAAATGAATTATATGTACCAAATCGATGGATTAGTTCAATTCAATCGTCACTATCACACAAACTGGCGATGCAGTTACCGCAGATTGATTTAGCCCGTGTCCAGTACCTGGAGACAATTGCCAAGCAACTAGAGTACGACGCGGCGCAAGAAGAACGCGACAAGTCACCAATCTACTTCCAACCTAACTACAGCTACTATACACGATGAGCGGCGCATACGTAATGACCTACAGCAACCTGGTGGAGGACGTCCAGCGTTACATGGAACGTGACGACGAAGGCTTTGTTGCTCAGATCCCCAGCTTAATTGGACTGGCTGAGTCGGCGATCGCCGCCGAATTAAAGTCTTTACTACAATTGACTGTAGTAGAAACTCAACTGGCCACCAATCAAGACGTGTTAGATAAACCGGCGCGTTGGCGTAAGACGGTGTCAATGAAAATTAATGGCTCACCAATACTATTGCGTTCACAAGATTACATAGCACAGTATCAATCAGAATCTGCTAACGGCCAACCAAAATATTACGGCGAGTATGACTACAACAACTGGAACTTTGCACCAAAGCCAGATGATGATTACCCCGTAGAAATTATTTACTACAGCCTAATTCAGCCACTAGATTCATCTAACCAACAAAACCTATTTACCCGTGAGTGTCCCCAAGCGATGTTGTTTGGCACACTGTTGCAGGCGCAGGGCTATTTAAAGGCTCTAGACAAACTACCTGTGTGGAAGGGGTACTACACCGAGGCACTGGCGGCGTTGAAAAAAGAAGACAACTCACGTCGTATCGATAGAAATACTACGGTCCAGGAACCATAAACTATGCCAATTTACACATCACCGTTTACCGGAACAGTCGTACAACCAACCGACGTATCGTACTACGAGCTTAACTTTAGCGCCAACGTAGAGCTTTTCTGGCCCGCCGTTGTAAATCCACAGCAGGTACCCGCCGCGCGTATTATCGACGCCACTCCGTCCACCTCCAATTTAGTTATCTCGTTACCCGCCGCAAACCAAGGCGCATTGGGCACAGACATCCTTATCCGCAATCTAGGTGCAGATGATTTTACTGTAGAAGACTTTGACGGCACCGGATCTGTTTTAGTTGAGGTTGGTAAGTCAAAGTACTTTTACCTATCAGATAACACCACAACCGCTGGTGTCTGGCAAAACGTAGAGTTTGGCGCCGGCACATCATCGGCAGATGCCGCCTCATTGGCTGGCGCCGGTTTGGTTGCCCTCGCAGGCAAACTAAACACCACACAAAACATTGTCGAGGTATCATCTCCCCCAACAATTACTGATGCCAGCCGCGCCAGTACATTTTTGTGGACCTCTGGCAACGACACTGTTAACCTGCCAACGTCCACCAGTTTAACGGCCGGTTGGTTTATTGCGTTTAGGAACGCCGGAAACGGCACGCTAATATTTACGCCGCAGGGCACGTCATTAATTAATGGTAACGCACAGTTAAGTGTTAACCCATCTGAGTCTGGCTTTATTATATTCCAGCAATCGACTGGCGACTTCTTTACGGTTGGCTTGGCGATACCATCCAACGTAACGTTCACGTCGGCAACGTATGATGTGGACTCAATCGTTGGCAATACATTTAGTTTAGTGTCGTATGCCCCAATTATTCAAACATACGTGGCCTTGTCTGGTACGCGCGCAACACAATTAGATGTTATACTACCAGCAACAACACAATTATACGTGTTAGTTAACAATACGGGCCAGCCATCATATACCATTACATTCCAAATATCTGGCAGCTTACAGACACCAATTAGTTTAGCGGACGGCGGTGTTGCCCTGGTACTAAGCGACGGTAATTTCTTGTACGTTATAAGCCAGACAACTACAACAACATTTTTAGCCATCAATGGATCTGCCGCCGCACCATCTTTTTCTTTTATTAGTGACAGTAATACTGGTATGTATTTAGTTGGTACAAGCGTATTAGGACTATCTGCCAATTCAACGCAAATGCTAGAACTTGATAACAGTAACGTATTAAGTCCACAAGTATCAACGCCGGCAACATTTACGGCTGGTTTAATTAGCGGCGGGACCTTTGTCTAATGGCCGGAGAAAACAAATTACCAGATCAGTATAATCTGGTCTACACGCTTGGCGTACAGCCGGGCATAAAACGAGACGGCACTGTATTTGAGTCACGTGAGTTTAGTGACGGAGAGTGGTGCCGTTTTCAGCGTGGCGTGCCCAAAAAAATTGGTGGCTACCGTGAGTTGTTTGCCACACTTACCGGCATCCCACGCGGCATGGTTTCCAACTCATTTAACGGCGTTAACTATGTATTCGTTGGCAACCAATATGGCTTAGAAGTATTTACAACAGGCACTACGTTTGGCGTTGGCAGTGGCCCGCTTACTGTAAATATTTTACCTGGCTACTCACCGTTTACTTTGGTGTCAAACACAACCAGCCAGTTTGTTATCGCCGGTGACGTGACCGATGCGTTCCCCGCTAACATGGAGGTTATATTTGATGATGACCCCACTACGTCAACTACAGTCATTAGCTCATCATATTCGTCACCAAACACTACGGTAATTGTTACAACATCTAGCATTGCGGGATCGCCCACAACGGTGTCGTTATATGACGTAACGTTTACACCCAATCCAAATCTATTGTGGCAGTTTGACTTACAGTACTCCCCAGCGGGTGGGTCACTACAAGTATTAGCACACCCGGGCCGTAATCTAGCAAACATTGACAGCGCGATACAGACCCAAGTATTAACCGGCGGACTACTACCCAACTCGTCAAACGAGTGGAACTTCCAAGGATTGGCCGATACTGGCGGGCAAAACCCAACCTATCGTCCAATTGTAGTAGACGGTGGCGTATGTGTATTGTACCCATACACGTTTGTGTACGGATCCGATGGGTTTATTGCTAACAATCATGTTGACACAAACACAACGCTAACAACATATGGCCAACAGACAATTACCGACTGGAATGGAGCCACGGCCAACCAGGTCAACATGGCCTCGTCTAAAATTATTAAGGGCATCCCAGTGCGTGGTGGTACTAACTCACCGTCTGGATTGTTCTGGGCTACCGACAGTTTGATCCGTGTATCGTTTACCGGAACATCTCCGTTGTACTGGCGCTATGATATTATTTCTAGCCAGATCTCTACAATATCATCCTCATGTTTTGTTGAGATGGATGGTATATTTTACTGGATGGGTGTCGACCGTTTCTACCAATACAATGGTGCGGTCTCTGTACTGCCAAATGATAAAAACGTAAACTGGCTATTTGACAACCTCAACTTTGTACAGCGCCAAAAGGTATGGGCCACTAAAGTACCCCGGTATAACGAGATCTGGTTCTTTTATCCACGTGGCGACGCTACGGAGTGTACCGACGCGATTATCTACAACGTTAAAGACAAGATCTGGTACGACGCCGGAAGTGCTCCAGGTTCACGTAGGTCGTGTGGATACACCACCGAGGTATTCCCAACACCGATCTGGGCCGGCTGGGAAAACATTAGCACATTTAGTGCACCGTTTACCGTGATTGATAACCCACCCAGCGAACCGGCACCAAATTTAGATCAGTTCTATTTGAATGGTAACGCAAGCATTACCTTTGGGGCGGGAGATTATGTCGCCACGTCAAACGGAGAAAATCCAGAGGTATATAAAGTACTGACCAGTGAGTTTATATTCACATCCGCCGTGACGGCAACGAACCCCGAAGGTGTGACATTGATTACCGTGGCCGATGATTTTAATCCGGCGCTTGTCCCCGACGATCTGGTGTATTACATTGAGGGCGGGTATCCGCTGTGGCAACAAGAGTTCGGTACAAACGCAATTACATTCAACCAAGAGTTTGCGGTTACGTCTAGCATCACGACCTGTGACATTAGTTGGGTTGGCGGAATACCATCACAAGACAGCGGAACCGGCGTAAACCGCAGGATGCACTTACGCAGAGTAGAGCCAGACTTTGTACAAAATGGTACAATCGGCATGACAATATTAGGTCGTAAGTTTGCTCGTGGTGCTACAGAAAACTCTGGTCCATTTTATTTTGATCCAGATACTGGCAAGATTGATTTGCGTGTAGAGCATCGTGAGATTCGATTGAAGTTTGAATCAAATGTATTAGGTGGTAATTTTGAAATGGGCCGCCTGCTAATTACGGCAGAGTACGGCGACGAGCGTCCGTGAGTATCCAAACATTTTTCCCGATCAACCCAGAGTATATGTCCTGGGAGGATTGGAACGGTAACTTCCTGCACTACTTTGGCGAAGAGCCAATTATGTACGACATTGAAGAAAACTGGAAACAGGTTGCTAAAAACATTAGCCAGCTTACCACGTTTGAAAGCTACCCCGTGCCAGACCCAGAGGCGTTTGAGACCTGGCAAGAATGGGCCTCGGCTCTTAGTTTTATTTTAAATGGCCCAAGCACTTGATTTAGGGCGATAAAGACCATATATTTGCATTAGTATAAGTAGAAGCATTTAACCAAAGGAGATAGTATGCACGGCCAACAAACCATGAAATATCTAAACGACAAAGCTGCGGCCGATGCCATCATGGCAAAACACGCACGGGATCCTAACTCAGTAAACCCTGAGTTTGCCAAGGTTGTCGAAGAGACCTTAGCAAAACGCGCTCAAGAAAAAGCAGCAGCCTAATAATTTGAATAAACAACAGTAGCCTTGCTGACCCACGGCTACTTTGTCACATCTAAAAAATGACACCAACAGAAATTGTTCGGCAAGACGCCATTAGAGAAGACTACGACGCAGACATTGTTTTGCGTAAGATGAGCAAACTTTTGTCCGCAAAAGGCGCCCTTTTATTGCAGTCTAATAACTCTCTATTGTTGTTAATTGGTTTGCCAGACAATGACGCAGAACTGCACCTCTATACCGCAGATTCTCCACTAACACTAGCCAAGTCACTAAAAGAGTTTGTTCAAAAAATCCGTGATTCTGAAGTTGAGACAGTATACGGT